ATTCGTTCTCTTACATCTTTAGGACGAGGAACCCCTCTCAATTTGATACTTTTTATCTTCTGACATTCTTCTGAAAATATCTGATTGTTATTTCCATCTCCACCATCTGTCATGTTCTTCAGATTAAACCCATTTTCCTTAATATGCTTTATCCAATATCTCTCTTTCTCTTGCCAATTATCTTGATTTACTTCTTCTAATACATCTATGAAGAACTGTCTATCTTCTCTAATTTGCTTATTTAACCACCTATAGAACCAAGTATCATATCTGAATCTATCTCTATTCAAGTGTTGTTTTACTCTTAAATCAAGATTCTTAGCCTTTCCTACATATATAGGAAGCCAATCCTCATCTGAAAATACATATATACAGAACATTAACTATAAATTGTTTCCCAATAAGTTTCTATCTCATTATCATCATTTACTTTTGATATAAGAATTCTACCTTTTAATAGAGGATTCCTACTTCCAGCAACAATACTGTCATTAATTACATCAAAATTCAGATATCTTTCATTGCCATCAGCTACAAGTTTAGCAAGAGCGGTTACCTTAGAAGCAAATATGGTTTTAAGTTTTCCTGTCAGAGCTATCTCACTGCCTACCACTTCTTCTTTACCTCCAGCATCTTTGATGTACTTATCAGCAATATGACCAGCATATATTCTATAAGGACTTATTTGCCTAAAGAACTCTACCTGCTGTAAGAACCACCTTCTCGTATACTGATATCCTGCACCATCAGGAAGAGTAAGAACAGATTTCCATTCAGGATCATTGTATTCAAGTTTTTCTCCGTCAGGTACACCATTCTTACGATTGAATTTTTTTCCTATGATACTATTCATATACATAAGGGTAGCACCAAGTTCAGACAAATCATCCAAATCAGTAAGACCATCTATGATTAGATAGTCATATTTACCTTTATTATCAAGTAAGAGTTTACGATAGGAAATATAATTCTGATAACTATCCCACCTGTCATCCTCTTGAGAAGTATAAGTGCTAAGTTTTCTGGAAGGAATATATTCATATCCCCCCTTTTCAAGATCTAACACAATTGCATTATGTGTCGTAGTAAAATGTCCAAGAATAGCACTCTTACCACATTTCGGAATTGACACAATTACAAGATCCCTTGGAGCTGTTATAATCGGCATAGTTATATCATCTGGTAACATAATTTCTTTTTTCATTACATCGGTTCTATTTATTATTATTTGCTACATATTTACACATTTTTATGAAATAATCATTTGGATAGTTTGTTTTCATTTTGTTTAAATCTTTATGTACCCACTGAATATTATCAAGTGTGTATCCTCTACTGGAATCAATTCTGTCTAGAGAGGCTGTCATGGTCTTCAATTTTTTATAATTTCTTTCAATCCTTATTGACAATCCAGATAGAGCACACTTACCATCTTGTTCAATCCATTTATTCCATATATCTTCTTTAGTGATGCTAAATTCAAGATTTCTTGACTTTGCTCCAGATTTACAACTCTTAAAGTATACAGATGATATTCCTTTGTATCCTTGATAATTGTATGCACCATTTATTGTCTTATAACATTGACATCTATATACTCAGAATGTCCACTTAGCTTTATAATATTCCTTCCCACAATTTTTGCATCTTACATGATAGTGCCACTCTTTCCCCTTTTTTATTGGATTAAGAGATACTACTTCCACATTAGAAAACTCAATTCTATCCTTATATATAGGATCTTCTGGATTAAATGTTTCAGGTCTTGACATAACTACTCTCATCATTTTAATTATAAAGATAATCAAATTTCCTCAGAAAACATTATCCTTTCCGAAGGAATTACATTACTTTTAAGATAATTTTCAATCGTTTTAAGCTTATCCATTGCTCTTTCAACAGCATCTTCCTTTTCTTCAATAAGATTGCCTGCATAAGTGGTAGTTCCAGCCATTTGCACACCATCTACAAAAGTGGCGTAATACACGTCACCATTCTCTTTAATCTGTTTAATTAATTCTACTTTCATAATTATTATTTTTTATATTCATCCTAATATTTCATCATATTCTTCCTGTGTAATATTACCTTCATGCAGATTAATTTTAGCACGAACTTCGCAAGAAACCCCACAAATCTTCAGTTTGTGGGATGAATTGCGTTTTTTTTTAGAATTTTATTTGTTTATTTCTAAATTATTTGTTATCTTTGTGGTATGAAATATAGAGCATATAAATATAGAATATATCCGACTAAGCAACAGGAGGTGCTTGTTGCAAAGCATCTTGGTTGCTGTCGCTTCATCTATAACTATGCTCTTGATAAGAAGGTGAAAGCCTATCAGAAAGACAGAACTAATATATCTTGGTATGAAATCAAGAAAGAACTGCCTAAGATGAAGAAATCCGAGGAATATTGCTGGCTTTCTGAGGTTAATTCTGCTTCTTTACAAATGTCTCTTGCCAATCTTGACTCTGCTTTCGTTAAGTTCTTTCGTGAAAAGAAAGGTTTTCCTAAGTTCAAGTCTAAGAAAGACAACCGGCAGAGTTTTTCCATACCGCAGAATACGAGAGTAAAATTCGATGAAAGCAGGGTCTATATTCCCAAATTCAGAGAAGGGATTAAGGCTCGCTTCCACAGAAAGTTTGAGGGTCTTGTCAAGACATCCGTTATCACACGGACACCGACAAACAAATACTATATTTCCATACTCGTTGAGGTAAACGAGGAAGATGCGAAGGCAAAGCCAATCAGCGAAAGCAAAGCGGTTGGTATTGACCTCGGCATCAAGATGTTTGCCGTTCTTTCTGACGAAACGGAAATACAGAACCACAAATATCTGAAATGCTCTATCAAGAAGGTTAAGCGTTTGCAGCGTTCTCTCTCCAAGAAAGCCAAAGGTTCTAAGAACAGGGAACGTGCAAGGCTCAAACTCGCAAGGGCGCATGAAAGAGTTTCCAATCAGAGGAATGATTTTCTCCACAAGGTTACGCATGACTTGGTATCGCAGTATGACACCATCTGTCTTGAAACGCTCACCGCAAGCAACATGGTGAAGAACCATCACCTTGCGCAAGCTCTCGAAGACATTGCCATACACCGTTTCAACACCTTGCTTGAATACAAGGCGAAGGAGAATGGTGTGAACATTCTGCGAATCGGAAGGTTTGAGCCTTCTTCCAAGATGTGTACGTGCGGTTATATCAACCATAATCTAACTCTTTCTATGCGACGCTGGACTTGTCCTGCTTGCGGAGCTACCCATGACAGGGATTTGCTCGCTGCTAACAATATCAAGCGTTTTGCGTTTCACAATATACATACCGCTGGAACGGCGGAAATTAAAGCGTGTGGAGACATGAGCAAGGATGCTTGCGCAGCCCACGAAGCCCATGAGTCTTTAGCTCATGGGTAGTTCACCACGAAGTATACATATCAAATCATCTACTTCATCCCCACCCAGAGATATATTATCCTCTTCATAATCATCTTTATATTCAAGAATGATTTGCTCTAATGTTAAATTCATCCAGCTCATAAATATTTAATTTTATTCTTGTCAAACATAGCAAGGCTCTTCTTCAGCCATTCCAATTCAACAGGCTCTGTAGAGGAGATGACATATATGACAGCCTTCTTTTCAGGATTGTCGTACTCCATATTCATGCACCTGTTTATACGCTGTGTCATTGTTTCAGGATTGCTATCAAAATAGTTAATTATCACTTTGCTTAAAGGCGTATAAGTGACTCCTGAGTTTCCAATCTTCACAACGGCAAGATGTTTAATTCTTCCTTCTACAAAATCTTCCCATACCTGCTTCTCACTTGATTTGCTATGAAAAGAAGGAATGCCGAGATTATCCGCCACTTCTGTCCTTCCACAAAACACGAGCAGCCTTTCCTCCTTGAATTTCTCTATAAGATCAATTGTTGCCTTCATTCTTGATGAAGAGGTTTGAAGAATTGATATTATCTTCAATTTCATATGAAACGAATTTTTCTCTTCTTTTTCCAGCTTATCAACAACCCACTTATAATTAGCAAACCTTGTCTTCTCTGTCTTTCTCTTTCCTCCATAATTAACAAGAATCTTGTCATCAAGAGGAGTTGTTATAACATTGATTTCATAATCGGGAAGAATTCCTTCCTTGATTGCCATCTCAATTGAGTATCGTGCCACTACAGGCAATGAAAGCTCATCCTTGAGTACTTTAGCTGTCCAAGAGGACAACGTGCCAGTGAGCCCCAGAATACGTCTATTGGCTTCTAACAGCGTCTTACAGCTTTCTATTTGTGCTTCCGACATCAGATGAATTTCATCAAGGATAACAAGATCATACTTTTCATCAATCTGCTTGTGTAGGGAGAGGTAAGTGGTAAATTTAATGATAGGTGATATGAAATCAGTCTTCTCGAAGTCTCCCAGCCACGAATCCCTTATCTTATTATCAGGGTAGGCAATGAGAACTGTCTTTGGTTTCAATTTATTCATTATTTTCATTGCCACCCTGATCTTTCCAAACCTTGGAGCCAAGTTAAGTATGCCCCACATGCCCCTTTCTATCCAGGTATCAGCAAACTGATCCTGTCTAACATCTCTTATATTCATAATCTGGATATTGAATAGGTTTCAACATATGAAGGAGTAGCTAACCCTTTTCCAGGATTTGCATAACCTAGTGCCACATTGAATGAATCAGGTAAATCCAGTCTGAAATATCCATCTCTGAACATTTGTACCTTTTCTTCTTCCTTTGGTTTCTTCTTCTTTCTACTCATAACAAAAAATATTCTCCTGTAAATAACGAATTATAGTCAAAGCCATCCATATACTTACTCTTAGGAAGCTCCTTGAAAATGCCGGTGGCACCATGAAATGCCATCCCTATCTTCACTGAATCCTCTCCATAGGAATTCTTGAGTATCTTCACGCTTCTGAAATAGTTTCCTCCAGTCGACGGGTCCACAAAATTACCGACTTTGTATGAATCATCCTGAGTCCTATATCTTATAGGATCGAACAATGATATCACTACATCGGAAGCCTCACCGGGATTACCACTCTCCTTTATATCGTCAATAGTCGGCTCAAATGCCTCCCTCTTCATGAAAGCGGGATTATTCAAGCTTCTGTTAAGCTGACTCACAAGAACAGGAGTATATCCAAGAGCATCCCTGAACCACTGATTATACTCGCTGAGCTTATCAATGGCCTCCTTCTTTGTTGTCATCCCCTTCTCAGACTTAGTAAGGCCAAGATGATCCTCAGCTACTATCACTATCTCGTTGGGATGATTGGGTACATAGATCTTGGTATACTCGTCCACCTCTTCAAACCTACCGTTAGCTGTAGCATACTCCTTCACATACTTGTATATACCGGTAGGGTTCTGCGGACCTTCCACTATGTCCACCACATCAAGAAGACCATCTATATAGTCCTTGCATTGCATGAATAGGTCATGTTCATCATGAGTAAGCTTATCATCAGACCACCACCCCAATAGCTTGGGAATGGGAATCAGCACTCCCTGTGTAAGGAATATTCTTCTGCTTACCCATTTAGCAAGTATGTACACCTTGCTTCTTTCCATAGAGAACAGTATCACTTTGAATTTAACGTCCTTCTTATGCTCCAGCAGATAGTCATACGGATGAAGGATGTAAGCAGAATGCATGAAGGCTGACTTTCCACTGTTATGAACTATTATTCCATTTGCTTCAAAATTATTGTACGGACTACTCATTTCTATATCATATGTCATTTCCTCCCCCCATTTTTCTATTAATACTATTTCATCTTTTTCAATTGACCTATCTCCAAAATGAGCAGAATGACCGTCTTTTCCGTGTAATCTACTATGTTCTTCTTTAGTTATCAATAACAAATTATCAGGAACATCATTATAATATACACCGTCTATATGATGAATATCCATCTTGGTATCTGAAAATATAAATCCGTGATTAGGATTTGTCTTCACTTGTTCTATAAAATAATCTAGAGATACTCTATTTAGCCACGCATCATAAACAGCCCTAGTTCTACTTATTCTCTGATAATTATATTCAACTCCTTTTGTTACTGTTTTTTTACTTGTAGCAGAAGGATAATAAGGCATTGCTGTAGTAATATTATATCTATAAGGTCTTGATTTTCTGCCTTTTGAAGATTTATTACATCGTACATACACAGTATCTCCAACTGAAAGATCTGACAGACTTTTATAAACTGAAGGAAGAGATACAAGAAACTTATGATCTTTGGTTGCTCTTATTTCTTTACCTTTAGCAGTTTTCAGTACAAAAGTCTCTTTTATTCCAGACTGAACTACATTCATTACATTGTTAAATGTTAAAATATCACGATCATGCTGATAGCAGATAGCTTTAGTCGAATGTTTACCACTCCACCTCCTACCAGTTTTCTTCTTTTGCTTCTTTATACTCTCCGGAACACCAAGGCAGTTGAACTTATAATATAATTCTTCTAGTGAATACTTTCTACTACAATGTCTGTTTGTTCCATGTAATATATTTATCACGGTATCACCTGACAAACATCCAGTTGCACCAAAGATGAGGGTCATTATCCTCTTTCTTATGCCTATATACTTGTTCACCCTATAGAAACCCATAGGGATGCCTTCATTCAAACCTAACAAACCCTTTTCTACTTCTTCTCTGATTGTATCAAAACTCATATTTCTACGCTTCTTATAGGTTCATCATCAATTGCATCATCTCTGATACCTTTTTTAATCAATTCGATAAATGGCTCAAAACTTCTTTGGTAAAGATAGGTGAGGCTGTTTTGCATGTAAGAAAGCTTGTTATTTCCAGTCTTGAAAGAAGCCTCTTTCTTCTGCACCACATCATATTTGAGGGCCTCTATCAGCTCTTCTGCCGTATAATCTCCCTTTATGATTATCTTCTCAAACTTCACTCTGCATGCATCTTTGTTCTGCCTCAATGCCCTTGAACCAATGAACTTCTTGCCTTTATATTCAAAGGTATCAGTCCCTGGAAACATTTTCCACCATTCATCAAACTCCGTGGAAAGAACCTTCTTTTTCTCAAGCCTCCCTCTTTTCGTGGAGGACATGAAAGCAAGAAGGTCTTTTCCAAGCAGAGTAATCTTGTCATTCTCTGTAATAAGAGCTTTTCTCAACATAGCACTGCGTATGTTGGCTGCTCTCTCGCTTTCCTGATATAACCCTGACAGGTCAGCTCCTTCATCAATAAGCATCAGGAGATAAACCATGTCAAGACTATACCCTCTTTTCATCAGCTCCTCAAAGTGAGAGATGTTAATGTTCATCTTCATGTCAATACAATTTTAATGTTAGACCGTGAAAATTCGACGTACCCATTAATGGATATTGAATTCACGAATTTCTGCATTTTTCCACAACAAATTCCCATCATCGTCATAAACCTCGACAGTAGAACAGCCACCGTTTTCAGAAACAGAGATATACTCCTCCGTCTCCACCATGGTTTCCCAATAAATATCACAATCCTCCCTGTCCCAAAGTGACCCAACACCACCCTCTTCGATTGTTTTCTTAATATCATTCAGAGTTGCTCCTTCTTCGTTGAGATGCATCCTCTGCCATACAGTAACTTTTACATCTACATACATAGCTTAACTATTTTTAATTTTAACTATATCATTTTCATACCCCTTCTTTTGGAACTGTCCACTTGTCTAGAAATACATCAAGCTCTTCAATATCCATGTCAATCATCACCAATATCTGCTTCACTGAAGAGTCTGCCAAGGGCTCCCATATCTTCACATACAGGTTTGCCTTCTTATCGGCATTACGACTCTCCTTTTCCTGAAGAGTACGATATGCTTCCAATACCTCCTCAGAAGAGGAGTAGTTCATGTAATAGCGTGCTACATATACAATCTTTGATTCTTCAAATGTCATAAATCATCCTGATTAATATCATTATCATCAAAAATATCTATGACTATCTGACGAGCTTCCTCCCAAGTAGTCTCCTGAGTTTCAGAATACTTTTCCCTGATCCTGAACTCGTTCCATATCTCAGTCAATGCCGCTGCATACTTGCTTCCATTAATAGCTTGCGTGTATTCGTATTGATCATCGGGTAGGTTAAATTCTAATATTGCTTTCATTTCTGCTCCCTCCAATTTTTCAAATTGCTTACAATAGTGTCAAAAGACAAACTTTTTTCGTGTGGATAATACCACCGTACTAAGTCAATCATCACCAAATATCCTGTGGTAGAAATGGGTCAACTTTGCCCTTCTTATATGCAATCCCATCGACTCCCTCCATCTTTCCTGCAATGTATTGTGAATGGTCAGGATCAGGATTTACTTGTTCATTTGCCTTCAGAGGGGGATGCATAAATTTTTCAGAAATCTGTTGTAGTTTTTCAAAGTTCATCCCCTCTTGAAATCCAAGGTCATAACCTATTTGAAACGACTTTATGAATGCAGATAAAAGTTCTCCGTGCAGTCTCAAATCTTCAACCTCACGGGCAAGAGTTAAGAACTCTTGGTAAATTGCTACCCAATCCTCTGTTGTGTATTCTTTCTCTTTCATTTCTTTGCCTCCTATTTTATGTTAATTGCGTTTACATATTCGTTAGCACCAATTTTAGGACAACGCCCAAACAAGTGCTTCGTAAATACTATCTTTCCAATCCTTTGCTTCAATAAAACAAGTGCTTGAAATATCTTCGGGGTCATCTCCCATCGGTACATTTTGAAAGCCATCAAATTTTACAGCCCAATGACCATTATCATCGTTTAATAAATTTGGACAATAGCCGATTTCTGCAAGGCTTTCAAATGCTTGTTCACAGTTAATTTCTCTGTCCGTTACTTTTTGTTTTATTTCTTCGTAATTCATAATAAAAACTGGTGCTAACAAAGGCTATAAGCAATTGCCTATCAACCTTTGTGGTTAATTGAGCAGTATTTACAAGGCAACTGCTCATAGCCTCACACGTTAGCCACCATTAAGATGACGTAGCTTTGATAATGTCTCTATCAATAGTTATTTCAAAATCATAGTGATGGCTTTCATTTGTTCCGTTGGTTAAAGCATAGGTAATTCCACTTGGTCTTTGATACTTCTTCCCGGGTCATTTCGTTCCCTCCTTCAATTAAAATCAACCGAACATTCCTCACATAATCCACCAAACATTTTAAGTTCCTCATTGGTGCATTGATTAAGGCACTCGGGACAAACAGTCTTTTCATCCGTTGGCAAATGCTTCTCCACCTCCGCTATTACCGTGTCAATGGCTTCATTAAAAACGTTCATGTCCCACGTTAGTAATTCACTTGTACCGTCGTAAAGACTTCCCCATTTTTTCAGCACCTCAATCGCTTCCTTTATGTTCATTTCGCTTCCTCCTTTCATAATTTTAATTATTGACATTGTTGTTATAAACGAGTTAGTAGCAAGCGGGGGAAGTGCTTCGATTTAAACTTTCTGCGTAATTGAAAGAAAAATAAAAGCCCCACCCGCTTTGCTTTTTTCAAAAGCATTAGGTTTTTAACTCCTGTACTTTATCTAAGTACCATTGTTCTTTTGCTAAATCCTGTTTTATATCGTCCTTGTGTCCAAGCCTCATTCTATATTTAAAGGCATTCATTAAGCAAAAATCAATAGTTTTTTCTTTGCCCCAAATTGCTACCATCATATCAATAACCTCAATCGGGTATTGGTTGTAATGTTTCGGGTGATTTACTTTTTCTTCGCTCATATTAGTAAGTAATATCGTTAAACACAACAGGAATAATAGTTTTCAATTCATCCAAAAGCGGACACATCAATTCACGCATTTGCGGATGTGCTACTTTTGCAGTTCGTTGTTTAAAAATTGTTCTCCACTCTCTAATGTTAGCGGTTACAACTATTTCTGTTTTTAAAGAATTTGGCAAAACAGAACGTGCCTGTTGTGGTTGCCATCCAAGTTTGGAAAGTAAATTGTAAGCCTGTTCGCTTTCTAAAATTGAAGCATACCATGCTTTGGCTGTTTCTTCAACTTGCATGTAATTCTTTTCATTCATTTTTTGAACCAATTCAATTTGTTCATCACTTATCCAAAGCGGTTGAATAAATGTAATTTGGCTTTCAAACTTGTCTTTAGAATAGTTGCAATACCGTGTGCTTTCTTGCGAAAAACTTGCAATTCTATGTCTTACAATTTCATGTGAAACACCACGGTCGCAAACAAATAAAATGCTTATTTTTTCATGTTCTAAAACGCTTTCATGTCCACGCTCAACAAGCATTTTAATAAACTTTTCTGCACTTTCGTCTGTTATTTGGTCTTCACTTTTGTAACAAGTACGTCCAGCACGTTCAATGCTTTTTAGCATTTCTTTTCCGTCAATTTTTGACAGGATTTCATAACTCTGTTTTACAATTTTCATATATTTTGTTTTTTAAAATATCCCACCCTTCGCTTTTATTTTTTAGTGCTTCGTAGTAGGGGCAGTGAGTAAATATCCGCCAGCTACTAACACGTTGTATATGTCAGTTTTGCCAATT